CAGGTGGTCAAGGCTTTATCTATGCGTCTAGTATTGTTGTGGCCATGCGTAAGTTGAAACTAAAAGAAGACGACGATGGTAACAAGATTTCAGAAGTCAAAGGTATTCGCGCCGCTTGCAAGATTATGAAAACACGCTATGCCAAGCCATTTGAAAGTGTACAAGTCAAGATTCCGTATGAAACAGGCATGAATCCCTACTCGGGTATGACAGACTTGATTGAAGCCAAGGGTCTTTTAAAGAAAGAAGGCAACAGTTTGGTATATACAACAGCCGCTGGAGAAATTGTTAAAAAATTCCGCAAGGCATGGGAACGCAACGATGACGGGTGCTTGGATACAGTAATGACAGATATTACTAGCAATCCGCACATGTTTGACAAGAAATCATCTGTTGAAGATACACCAATTGAAGAGGAAACAGTAGAATGACTATAGACGTTGAAGTACTAAGTGAATTATATACTATACTAAAACAGTATATTCCACAGAAAGATCGTCAAGAAGCCGCCGACAACTTAATGAGCGTCATGGTGGATATGTTGGGTGATGTTGAGCTAAAGGAATTTGGCGCAACAGATGCATCCTTGAGCAGGGCTCTTAAAGAGTATTCTGCAGAAGAAGAAGATGTTGACTACGACGACTACGAATAATGTGGTATAACAAGGTTGTTGCCAGTCTGGGAGAAATTCCGGCGTTTATTGACTATTATGAAAATGAATTATTTCTAGCCAAAGGCGAAATTGCAATTCGTGGTAATGTAGAAAAGGCGCTGAGCAATCTCCCTGGCATTACAGAGCACCGATTCAATCAATTACAAGAGATTGAGGCAGTGCTTAACTACCTTAATATTCAGTTGAGAAAAATTAGACGCAAACATTTCCAAAAGTATTTGGAAAATTATCAACGTGCATTAACCGCACGTGACGCTGAAAAGTACGTAGATGGCGAAGACGAAGTAATTGATTATGAAACAATTATCAACGAAGTAGCTTTATTGCGTAACAAGTGGTTGGGTGTTATGAAAGGCATTGAGAGTAAAAACTTTATGCTAGGCCACGTGGTTAGACTCAGAACCGCGGGCATGGAGGATGTTGCAGTATAATGGATTGGAAATCCCGGGCAGACGAATTACTAGCAGAATTTGATGCTTGTTGTAAGGCAAAAATTATGCATAATGCAGTACAGGCACAGATTGCAAAAGACAACTGTGCTCCTTGGGCGTATCATTTAGCAACACAACGAGGTTGGGGCACAGATAGCGAGATAGCAGAGGCTTGTTATCAATTGGAGCCTAGGCTAACAGAATTAAAGAAAAAAATTATTTTAGAGGTACTTAATGGGCCGATTCGTAACTAATACCGACAGTCATACACACAGTTTGCAAACTCTCAATCTATTGTACGAGTATGACAGTTTTCTGGACAGCCTTGAGGTTGTTGCAGACATGGGCTGTGGCGCAGGCTTAGATTTAAATTGGTGGGCTACACTAACAACCAGAGACGATCCACCTGAGCCACACAATTATATTACATACGGGGTAGACCGCAATATTGTCTCTATAGGAGACGAAATTAAAAATCTTCCCAACGTACATCTATTCGAAGGTGATTTTGAAAAGAAAATACTGCCACGTGCAGTGGACTTGATGTGGTGTCATGATGCATTTCAGTATGTGACCAATCCACTGTCTACCCTGGCAGTATGGAACGAATCTATGAATGTTAACGGACTACTGTGTTTGACAGTACCGCAAACTTCTGGATTTGAATACGGCAGACATGTTGCAAATAGCCATAGCTACTGCTATCATAACCATAATATGGTTAGCTTGATGTACATGTTGGCAGTCAATGGATTTGACTGCAGAGACGCTTACTTTTATAAAGCAGAGCAAGATCCATGGATGAACATTGCAGTTTACAAATCCGAAATAGCACCAATGGACCCTACAACCACGTCATGGTTTGACCTGGCTGAAAAAAACTTAATCAGTGACAAAGCAATCAAAAGTCTAACAGACTTTGGATATGTACGCCAACAAGATTTATTGACCTTGTGGCTAGATAAAGATTTCCATTTTATTCGAGATTAATATGAAAATAGTAATTGTTACCGGGGGATTTGATCCTATACATAGCGGCCATATTGCCTATCTTAAAGAAGCCAGCCTACTAGGCGATATGTTAATTGTAGGACTCAACAGCGATGCCTGGCTTGAACGTAAAAAAGGTCAGGCCTTTATGCCGTTCAGTGAGCGTTCGTGCATCTTAAACAATTTAGCAATGGTTGATTATGTAATCAACTTCAGTGACGATGATAATACTGCCAAGGATGCCATATATAAAGTACAGGCAGAATATCCTGATGCACACATTATCTTTGCCAATGGCGGAGACCGAACACAGAGCAACATTCCTGAGATGACAGCAGACGGTGTAGAGTTTGTGTTTGGTGTAGGCGGAGACAACAAAGCCAACAGTTCAAGTTGGATATTACAAGAATGGAAAAACCCCAAGACTGATAGACAATGGGGTTATTATCGTGTATTACACGATGTGCCAGGTACCAAAGTTAAAGAGTTGACTATAGAACCTGGCAAGAGTCTAAGCCTTCAAAGACACAAGCATAGATCAGAGTACTGGCATGTTAGCGAAGGTCAGTGCATTGTTGAACAGCAAATGGAAAACGGATACCAAATGCCAGCCAGAGAACTAAGTGAACACATGAGTATTCACATTCCCAAGCATGGCTGGCATAAACTACACAATCCGTTTAACGACCCTTGTCGTATAGTTGAAATACAATATGGCACAATTTGTGCCGAAGACGATATAGAGAGACGTTAATATCCGCGGAAACGTTTAATAACAGCGTCAGCTTCTGCTTTACGCATTTCGATTACTGCTTCAAATAGGCTTTGGAAAAAATCTTTAATGTGTTTCATAATGATCTTCCTTGCGATAAGTCATACTGACGTTGCCAATAATCTACTTCGGCCGCATTAGTTGGATTTTTACTGTTAATATATTGTTCTAAACGACTTTGATACCCTGCTCTAGGGAACATGTCTGCTAACCTCTCCATAAGAGCTAGCATTTTGTCTGATAAAGTTTTCATTTTGTGTTTTCCTTTTAGTAAGTGCAATTATGTTGCACCGCAATATATTTATCAATCTTCTCATGGTTTCTACTTAGAAGAATCCAAACTAAAGTAATTGATTTTTTGATAATAAATACCTTATGCGTGAAATTATTAACATCCTTGACCAACTAAACGAAAATGCCTTGACTGCTTCTACGCTAGTTAGTGGCCATAATGGTACCAAATACCTAGAAATCCTTGTGGCTAAAATGGCCGCTGGTGACCCACTTGAAGTAGATCCTAAGTATCGTCCCGATTACGGCGATAAAGTATATGCTACTCCCGAAACTGTCAAGATGTTCAAGGATGCATTGGCAAATATCAAAACGGTCATTAAATCGTCAGGCAAGTTGCCTCCTAAGGTAAATCTTCCTAAGTTTACTGTAGTTGGCGCAGACAAAAAAACTTCCTACACAATTACAACTGGCGCACTATTTAAGAGTCCGGATTATACTGGTCGTGCAAATGCCACTGGTGGTACAACTAAAGACTACAATGCTGGCCATCTTAACGAACTTATTGTTGGGCTAGCATGTACAGCCAAGTTCTTGAATCAAGGTAATCCTATTACCAAAGAACAGTTGATTGCCATGACAAAGCACAGTAACACACAAGAAACACCCAAGGGAATCTATTTTTCATTGGACCGCATGGTCACATACCCAGACCAGAAACTCAAAGCCGATAGAGTTAACATGAGTGCGCTGATTCCTACAGTATCAGCACTGAGCTTCATCCGTCAAATGAATGCCAACGCATTGGCCGCTGATATTCAGGCCTTGTTTGCAGGCGCTATCAAGTATGCCAATGAATCTGTTACTGTAAAAAATGCTTGCGATGCCGCACGTATGGATCCAAACAATAACTTGATTGAAGTTATCAGTGATGGCACATCAGACTCTGCTGGAACCAAAGCAGACATTACACTAAAGATTGATGGCGATGATCCAAACAAAGTTAAACAGAATCTACTAAGTCTGAAAACTAGTGCTAGCGATACACTAGGACAAATCAGTGGATTGAAATTTGAAAATGTATCATTGTGGTTTAGAACAAACTTTAACATTGATATTACCAAGTACAAAGAACAATTTGATCCTAAGCTAGATAAAGAAACAGTCTACAATAATCTTCTAAAGTTGTACGACGATGTGATCTATCCACAGGTACAAAAACTTGTTGATGACCAAACTCCACAGAAAGAAGCCGAGATTGTTAAACAATTTGCCAAAGCGGCCAACTTCTATGCTCGTGGTGAAAAACTTGAAGACGTTGAAATTGTCAAACTAGATGACAAGACTCTTGAAGGCAATTACAAGATTCTACGTTTTTCAGACAGCCTTTATGATGCCATGCGCTACCTAGATTTAGAAACACGCCTAGTAGGACAAGGCGGTAGTAGAACCATTCAGATCTGGGTTAAACCAGCTGAAGGTGTAAAAGTCCCTAAAGGTTCCAATCGTTTATGTCAGTTCCGTACCACACGCACGGGTGGATATGCACGTAACTACTTTGAATCGGGTCCTATGTTAGAAGCATTGACACAAGTCAAGATAGAACCTACAGTATCAGAATCAACTATACGACCAAGTCGTACTATAAGCCCACCTGACATTTTTGGTAGACCGCGCAGATAAAAGCGTTTGACACCGAACTCTCTTTAATATACAATACACGTATTGGGCTTGTAGCTTAATGGTAAAGCAGTCGACTCATAATCGATTGAGTGGG